ATGCTGCTTTCGAAACATTTATTTCAGAAGAATATATCGAAGAGAAAGCACTCGAAGGTCTGAAAAAGAAAGCAGAAAAATCTGGTATTCCTTACGGCATTCTCAAGCAAGTATATAATCGTGGCATGGCGGCATGGAAATCTGGGCATCGTCCAGGCACAACTCCGCAACAGTGGGCATATGCTCGTGTCAACTCATTCGTTACAAAATCTTCTGGAACATGGGGAGGTGCTGATAAGGATCTCGCTGCAAAGGTAAGAGAAGAAGTTCAGCCAAATTGTGGGTGTGGTCAGAATCCTTGCATAACATATGGTAAAGTTGATGAAGACCTGACTATGGCTAAACTCAAGGGCAAATTCGCAAGTAAAATAATGAACCGCGAGAAGAAAAGAAAACTTGTCCAGATGATCAAAGACAGAGGTATCTCCTCTGTAGCGCAAATGTATGGAATAACTCCTCGTCAGTTACAAGCGATTACTGAATCGTTTGAACTTGAAGAGAAAGTCAATCAGTCACAGGTCGATCAACTTGAAAAGTTCGCCGACCGTATTCTCTCAAAATATGATATCGATGTTGAGTTTACAAGGCATTTTGTAGATAGACTCAATGACCCACGCAACAATCCTGAAATCAAAGTTGCTGAACTTCAGAAGTTCTTTAAGAAGATACAGAAGAACAAAGGTAAAGATATTAAATCAAATCCAGATACTCAAGTTGTATTGAAAGACCTTACAACAAGCATTAACTTGCCCGTAGTGATTAACTACAAAGACGGTGAGTTTGAAGTTCTTAATAAGACAATTATGCGTAAGAAAGATTTTAAGACGCCTAATAAAACGATAAAATATGAAGATGCGGTGGCTGATGCAAGAGAAAAAATTAAACGTGAGAAAGAAGCAGACAAAACTAAACATGATGCAATGCTTGACCGTGCGCGATTACAAAAAGCACAGAATAAAAATCGTGCGACTGAATCGATTGATGAAGCATTTGAATCATATCTGAAAGAAGGTGTTAATGATCCTGCTATCTTCAAATCAGTGTTTCTTGCTGGTGGACCAGGCTCTGGAAAGTCATTTGTAGTCAAAAAATCTGGTCTTGCTTCGATGGGATTTGTTACGATTAACTCTGATGACGCATTTGAAAGAGCATTGAAGAAAGCTGGCTTATCGTCAACACCAGAAGATATATTCTCTGTACAAGGACAAGAGATACGTGGTGCTGCAAAAAATCTTACAGCAAAAAAACAAGAAACTGTTCTCAAGGGCAGACTCGGTGTTGTTGTTGATGGCACAGGGCGTGACTATGATAAAATTCAAAAGCAAGCACAAACTCTTAAAAATATTGGTTATGATGTTGCGATGATTTTTGTCAACACAGACCTCGATACTGCTCTTGAAAGGAATCGTAAAAGAAAAAGAACACTACCAGACGATGAAGTCGAGAAGATGTGGAAAGATGTCCAGAAAAATATTGGTAAGTTTCAACGCTTCTTTGGAAAAAACTTTCAGGTTGTTGACAACTCTACGGATTCTGATTTTCAAAAAGAAATTATCTCTGCTTTTAAGACAATGAGCAAGTTTGCAAAGAAATCAATCGTAAATCCAAAAGCAAAAAAATGGATTGAACAAGAGAAAAAAGACCGCAACATTAAAGAAGATAACGAACATGAAAACTGTGGTACTCCAGAATGTTGTGGAAAATGTGATACTGCGATGCCTTTAGATGAAGCGTTTGTTGCGAGTATTTCAGATACGATGTATGCAAAAGACTTTGAAGAGCATAAAGTACAAGGAGGATTTGCTTATCATCCATCGGTTGCTGAAGAAGGCGGCGCGGGCGAAGAAGGTACCGATAAACTCAAAAAGAAATATGCTAAAGACACACCAGGCGAAGAAGTTGAAGAAGATTGGGGTTGCTGGTGTTCAGAAGAACATTTAATCGAAGCAGAACTTCAAGAAGCTGAGTATAAAGGACGCAAAGTTCAACTCAATAATCCAACTCGTTCAAGCGACGGTAAGAAAAAGTTTTACGTATATGTGAGGAACGATAAGGGTAATATCATCAAACTTGGTTTTGGTGATCCTAATATGGAAATCAAACGCGATAATCCTGCTCGTCGCAAATCATTTCGGGCACGTCATAACTGTAGTGATCCAGGACCAAAATGGAAAGCTCGATATTGGGCTTGTTACAACTGGAGAGCTGGCGCAAAGGTAGATGATTAATGTATGAGTATAAATGTAATGTAGTAAAGGTGATTGATGGCGACACGGTTGATATTGACATCGATCTTGGATTCGGTATCTGGATGAAAGATGAGCGTGTTCGGATTATGGGTATCGATACACCAGAAAGCCGAACGAGTGACAAAGTTGAGAAGAAGTTTGGACTTGCTGCAAAGAAGCGACTTCAAGAACTTCTGGGCAAAACTGCCATTCTGAAAACGCAAGTGAACAAGAATGGTGAAGATATGAAGGGTAAGTTTGGTCGTATTCTTGGAGATTTCGTTTGTTTTGACGGTGCTAACGATAGACAAAGCACAGTCACGCAAATACTGATACAAGAAGGACATGCTGTTGAATATCATGGCCAAAGCAAAGATGATATTCAAGAAGCGCATTTAGTTAACCGTAACAGATTATTAGAAAGTGGAGTTGTAAAGTAATGGATCATACAACCGATCAAGGCGTGAGAGGAATTTATTGTCAAAACTGTGGTCGACCAAGCCATTGCGGCGTACCATTTATGGAAGATTATAGCAGAATCCCTTATAATCGTGGTATTGAAGGTCATATTGAAGTATGTAAAAGCTGTCGCTGTAAAAGCTGTAGCGAGTAAAAATTATAAATAAGAGAAACAATTGTACTCAGAGGAGAGACCAATGTCACGTATTTTAACATCCAAAGGGTGGAGAGAATTAGAGCTTAATGAAGAACACCAAGAAGAGCTTGGCGAACACAAAGGCAATACGCCACATAAGCATCCTCATGAAAAATTTGATGAAGGTGACGAGAATCCTGCAAATAGCCAGCATCTCTGTGCGAAGAACGTAGTACACGAAGAGTATGGTGAAGGTCATTGTATTTCTGAGAAGCATGCCGAGCCTGACAGATATGGTCACGTTGCTTGGTATGACATAATGTTCGAGCATGGTATCGAAGAGCGTCTTCCTGTCAACGAAGTTAAAGTTACGAAAGCTGAAGATCATATTCATTCTTCGAAGAAAATGAAAAAAGGTAAATAACAATGACCAATTATTTCCGTAAACCAGATGCTCTTGTAGATGCCGTTCGTGCTGTTCTTTCTGGACAATCTACGGAAACGCAAACAGCGGTCGAAGCAAAATTAGATCCTGTCGATCAGAAAGCACTCAAGGGTAAGCACAAAGATCGTAAAGACAAAGACATCGATAATGATGGTGACGTTGATTCGACTGATCAGTATCTTCACAAACGGCGCAAAGCGGTTTCGAAAGCAATTGCCAATGAAGCCAAAGACGATGAAGATGAAGTTGTTGATAAAGACGACGATGAAGATGAAGATGAAAAAAAAGCCAAGAAGAATAAACCGTCTGATAAAAAAGACGAAATTGATGTTGAACCAACTGCTCCTGAACAGAGCATGGTTGCTGAGAAGGAAATGACTGCCGCGCAAAAGAAGAAGCGTGAAGAAATCGTTCTTTCAATGAAAGATAAAATGGGCGACTTCAAAAAGAAGTATGGCGACCGTGCGAGAGATGTGATGTATGCAACTGCTACAAAAATGGCAATGAAGGAAGGCTTTGAACTTGATATTGAGAAATCAAGCCTTATTGAAGAAGTTGAACTTGATGAAGCAAAGTATGACCTCTACCACAAAGACTTTTCCTCTGCTATGCAACACGCATATAAGATGGCAAAGAAACTTCACGGTATTACGATTGACCCTAAAGAGATTGATGATAAGGTTGCAACCGGCCCAAAAAAACCTGGCTCTGGTAAGACAAACAGTTATCGTCTAAAAGGTGACAAAGGTGCTATCCAAGTTCAAGTGTATAACAAGGGTGGTTCAAAACCATTTGAGTTGAACATGTACAAAGAAGAAGTTGATGAGAAAAAACTATCTCCTCAAGAACGTGATGCGTTGCAGAAAAAATATGGATCTAAAGCAGGGAAGAAAAGATCATCAAAAGCCTATCAGGGTAAGTTTAAAGAAGAAGTTGGCCTTGATGAAGCGTTCAAAAAGGGCGATAAGGTCACTATTAATGTGGCTAAGTCCAGTGAACCTGAGATGCAACGACTAAGAAAAGAACTTGGTGATACTATTAGCGGCATAGTTATGGGACAATCAGGCAGAATTCTTATGGTAAAAACTGCTAAAGGTCAGGTAAATCCTCATGTAAAAGATGTTATGAAAGAAGAAGTTGGCCTTGATGAAGGTCGTGGTCGCCCTCGTAAAGATGGTAAAAGTTCGAGTTCTGATGATAGAGAACATATTCAGATGCAACTTCGCAAGTCAGTATCACTTCGTGGTCTGAAAGACGTAGAGTTTGATGATGGCAAAAAAGTCAAAGTGCCTGCGAAAGTAGCACAAAGTGTAATGTCAAAGATTGATGGCATTAAAGATGCAAAGCAAAAACAGAATGCTGTTCAGCATATCTCTAAGTCACATAAACATATGATGGACTTTCATAAGGGTGACTACAAAGATAAAGAACAAAGACGACAGGATGCTATAAACGCACCTTTTAAAAAGAAATAAATAAATTGACTAACTATATTATGCCGAGTAGTTCGGAAGATTAACCAACGAAAAGCGAAGGAGAAACGCAAATGTCAAGTTGGAAATTTGGTTCTGAAAAGAACGACGATGCCAATTCATCCACAACTGGAGCCAGCTATAAAGCAGGCGGCCAGCCAAACGATGAAAGTTTTCAAAAGAAAAATAAACGTAATGTTATCGTTACCGATAAAGGTTGGGTTCGACGTGAACACCGCCTGATGAACGGTGGTGGTGCAAGTTCAGTTACGCGCCAGATCGATGAAGTTCTCGTTGCTGCTGGTGGTAAAGCAGGTCCTGCCGGACCAGATGCTACACCATCAACTGGTGGTATGGGTTTCCCTGACATTGCTGAAGTATTCATTGCAAACTCAACAGTTGATGATGTAAGTTCAATTGCCGCACTTTACGGTGCAGGTGGTTCTGCCCATCAACTCGTAGTTGTTTTCAACGAGCCTGTTAAGCACGCCGGTAACGCAGGTTCGCTCAAGCTGACGTTTGCAAACACGGCTGGTGGTAACAACGCTGTTATTGCAACTGCTGCGATTGGTAATGCGAATACGCATATTAAAGGCGCAAACAACCAAGTTGTGTTTACATTCACACCAACTGCTGGTGATGCTGGTACATATAAGATACCGATTGGCGCAAGTGCGATTATTAACGCTACATCTCTTGCTGCTAACCTTGTTTCTTTGAACGCCGGTTTTGAAGCTGCAAACGATGTTATCACTTCGGCTGTATCAAACACTGTTACATCTACTGGCACATTTACGATTACTGCTTAATTTTAACTAGGAGTGTATCGATATGGCTGATAAAAAGGTAACACAACTCACAAGTTTAGCTTCGCCTGCAAGCGAAGACTTGCTTTTGATTGTTGATAATCCAAGTGGTACTCCTACGAGTAAACAGATTTCAATTAAGAATCTTGCTGGCGGCATGCCTAACACTGCCGTCAGCACTCTTTCTGTTTCTGCGAATACTACGATTGCTGGTAGTAACACGATTATTTCAAGTAACGTGAACTTTACTTCCACTGCTCGTGGGCCTCGTACTGCTGCAAGATTTATTACAATTGCTCCTTCAACAGGTACTGTGTCAAATAACGCGACGACAGAACTTGGTGGTGGTATGGAAGGATCAATACTATTTGATGAGAACTATCTTTATGTTGCAACTTCAAACACTGTAATCAAAAGGGTAGCACTCAGCGTTTTTGCGTCTTAATATAAATTATAAAAAGAATACTATGAATGTTTGAAACCCTTGATGATTCTAACTTTATGTTGTTTGCTGCGAAATTCTACGAGAATCCCAACGGGGACCAAATTGAATTTGAAGAAGACCTTGACCGCATAAAATATATAAAGAGATTGTTTCGTAGATATAAGGACGGAGGAGAGCTAAGAGAAAGATTGATATTAAATCATCTTATCGTCTTGTATAATGTTTTCTTTCATAAAGCATGTACAAGAATGCTCTGCTTCCGTCTCTACGAACACCTCGAATATATAAAACCTTTTCTGGTCTATTTAAATTATTGGCCAGAGCGCGTGGAACCAATTGGTTTAAATGAAGAGGTAATTTTTGATTCTAATGTAGTAATGGATCCACACATTGTAGAAGTACTAAGGGAAATCTAATGGCCAATGTAGTTAACTTATATCTTTTATATCGAATCGTAAAAGACCTTAGTACTCCATTCGAAGAGACTGACGCCTTTAAACTTGGATTGATTGATGAAAAAGGTAAGCGTTTAAAGAAAGCGCAATCAAAAGAAGAGAAAGACGCTCTCTCATATTACTGGCGTTTCATATACAATATTAAAAGACTAATGGGTAAAGTTGGTCTTAGTAGTAAACTTGCCACGTTTGCTGCCGCTCTGTTCCTCATCAGGGAGGAAACAGAAAAGAAACATACTCTCACAGAGGAATCGTTTTCTGATGAAAATGCGGTGCTTGAAGAAATTGTGAGAAATATGGAATACCTTCAAGAAAACTCTCAAAAGAATTTCAAACAACTCAGCGAAGAAATTGCTAACGTCACCGGACCTGCTGTTGCGGGTACTGGTGATGACCCTGTTCACTGGAAAAAAGTACCGTTTCGTGTAGGACCGAAAGGTGAGCGAAAGAAGAAGGGTCGTTATATTAATGGTGTTGCTTATCTTAAAAAAATCGCGAGAGAAGCCGATAAGAAGCGAGATAAGTAATGCCTTATTTGAAATATATCAATGACGAAAATTTGAATATTGCAAGGAATCTTGTTAGAGGTGCGACTGTTGTACATAAGTTTGGTAGAAATCCAAGTGTAGGGGGTGCGCCAGAAACAATTTGGATGTACGGTGGAACTTATACTTATCTTACATCACCATCTACAGTTTATGTTACGAGCAATGATAATGCCGATGCTGCTGCTGGTACTGGCGCAAGAACAATTACTGTACAAGGATTAGATGTTAACTATCTTGAAATAGCAGAAACCCTTACGGTAGGTGGGGCGGTTTCAACAAAATCATTTTTAAGAGTATTACGCGCTTTTGTTTCAAGCGCAGGATCAACACAAACTAATGAAGGTAACGTAATAGTAACAACAGGGGCTGGTGGTTCTGGAACTGTATTGGCGGACATTGGCACTATTGGTACTGGAACAACATTTGGTTTGGGGCAAACTCAGCTTGCAATATATACTATTCCAGCTCATTGTACGGGATATCTCAACACATGGAACGTAGGTCTAGGTGAATATAATAATGCCGCCACTGTAACTTTATATACGAGAGCAATTGGAAACGGACTAATTTTTAGAACAAGAGATATTATGGATATTCCTGGTGGTTTCCATAGAAGAAAATATGATGTTCCTTTTGCTTTACCTGAAAAAACAGATATTGAAATTAGAGCGATAGCAGATACAGGATCCACAATTAGTTCATCATTCGATATTACACTTTTACAAAATGATCATGTTGAAAGCAGAAGATAGGAATAGATTATGAAACTCTCAAAGAACTTCTCCCTCGCTGAGTTTACAAAATCTCAAACAGCGTTAAGACTTGACATTGATAACACACCAGATCAAGAACATTTAGATAACGCATTTGAACTATTTGATAAGGTAGTTCAACCTGTGCGTGATCAGTTTGGTCCGACAACAATTAATTCAGGGTACCGTGGACCAGACTTGAACAAAGCAGTTGGTGGCTCGTCAAAGTCTCAACACTGTAAAGGTGAAGCAGTTGATATTGAATGTCCAGGTGTAGCAAACTATGATATTGCAAAGTGGATAGAAGACAATCTTGAATGGGATCAGTTGATACTTGAGTTCTACACGCCAGGTATTCCAGATTCTGGTTGGGTTCATGTATCATATAAAGCAGACGGGAGCAATCGTAAGCAGTCGTTAACTGCTATGAAAGAAAACGGTAATACTGTATACAAAACAGGATTGATTGCATGAGCAAAGAAAAAGAAGGTCCGATTCAAAGTCATGATCCAAACTTACGAGCATGGGAATATGATGGCGATGGAACAAAGATATACAAGTTAGAACAAGGATATCGAAATAAAACACCTTACACAAAAGAACACTGGTTTAAAGTTGGATTTTGGAAAGGCAGACAGTAATGTTCACGTATCTTAAAATAGCCATGGTTGTTATTGTTATTGGTGGAGCTGCTGGTGCGTTTTCATATGTTAAAGCACTTCAAGCCGACCTCGCGACAAGCGAAGCAAACAATGCGAAACTTGAACAATCTGTTAGTCAACAGAAGGCAGTGATTGAACAGCAATTGAAAGATGTAAAAGCAATACAAACGGCGATGGTCGAGCAACAAGAGTTGAATAAAAAACTCAATGCTTCTATTGAAAATTTGCGAGATAAGTTTTCAAAAATAAACGCAAGTGGTAAGAAAAGAGATATTGGCGCCCTTGCTGAAGATAAACCAAAACTCGTACAACGAGTAATAAATAAAGGAACCCGTAACGCTCTTCGGTGTATGGAAATATCGATGGGCGCACCTCTTACAGAGAAAGAAAAAAATGCTACAAAGAAGTCAGAGATTAATCCAGAATGCACTGGTATTGCCAATCCTTCTTATCAGCCTTACGGCAATTAGTGGTTGTAGTTCAGTCAAAGAGTTAGAAATCTTTACAAAGGAGATTGAAAGAACACCTTTGAATCTTAACGCGCCTCAAGCGTTGGAGATGGAAGAACTCGACTGGATTATTATTACTGAAGAAAACTATAAACAGGTATTCGATGACTTAAAAAAGAAAAATAAAGATGTCGTGTTATTTGGACTTACTGATGATGGTTATGAAACTCTTGCAGTGAACTTTGCCCAAGTCCGAAAGTATATAATCTTGAATAAAAGCATCTTACAAAAATACAAAGATTATTACGAGGGTAAAAAAGATGGCAACGAAAAAACTCGAACCGAAAAGTAAGTATGAAAAATATGATCTTGATGGTGATGGTGTAGTAACTGATGAGGAGTTGGCTATGGACGAAAAGTTAATGCGATTAGATAATGAGGATAAGAAAGAAGATGCACAGCGCATGATGGCGTGGTTTGCATTATTCGGTATGCTACTATATCCTTCGCTTGTTGTAATATCAGTGTTTATAAAACTGGACGCTGCGGCAACTGTATTAGGTAATATGGCACCAACATACTTCGTTTCCGTTGCTGCTATCGTTGCTGCATTCTTTGGTAAAGAAGCCTATGTCAAGAGCAAAGGTACAACTACTAAATAATAAAAAAAGAGGGTATCATGGGTAAGTTCAATAATAAAATTTCAGCAGAGTTTCATCCGCCTCGTAAGTGGATTCTTGAGCGGTTGCTTTCTTATAAGAATGATGACATCGATAACGAAGCATTTCATGCGATTGGTCTTGGCGGCAAAGAGAATGAAATACGATGTACAAAAGGTTTTGAAACTGATCTTGCTTCAGTTCCTCGTGCTATCTGGTGGTTAATTGCTCCGTGGGATATTGCTCGTGCTGCAATCATCCATGATCTTCTATATAAACAAATTCGTTTATATCGTGGAAAAAATCGTGGGCTGGGTCATATAGATTGGGATAAAGTTGTTGCTGCTAAGAAAGCTGCTGACAAAGTTTTCCTGATGGCAATGAAAGATGCAGAACCATCGGTTCCTAGTTGGAAAATATATGCTGCATACTATGCAGTTGTATTGTTTGGTCGTTGGTCAATTATTCCAAGAGAAGAAGATAAAAATGCCTCATGATGGTTTAGATATCGAACTTCAGTATGAATCTGCTGGTTACTGCATGGATTGCGGTCACGATTGTCATTGTGATACAATAGTATGTGCTGATTTGATTGGTGTTGGTATGACAGATAAAAATCAACCTTGCGCTTGTCCAGCGTGTAAATGTAGTCAAAAATAAAAAAAATGCCAGAAGAAATAAAAACAGAAGTAGAACTCCTTAAGCGAGATATGGAATTACTTGGTCAGCTTGCGGCTAAGTTTGATATAGCGATTGATCGTCTTACAGAGGTAAGCCAGTCAGTTGATAAAATGCTTGCAATCCATGAAAATCGCTTACAAAATCAAGAACACCAAGGTGAACTGATTCATCAACGTATTTCTGATTTCAAAAGAGAAATGTTGGATGAGATGAAAGATATGCGAAAACACAATGCCGAATGTTCTCGTGGAGTAGAGGACCGACTCGCACGTTTAGAAAAGTGGCGTTGGTTCGTTGTCGGTATCGCTGCTGCTGTTGGTTTTATATTAGCGCAAATTAAAACTTTATCTGGCTTATTTTCATAAAATCATTGACATTACTTCTTATTAAGTTATAATAGGTCTTGTACCTGTTAATGACTAATAGTATTGGTAACTTATGAATACGTTATGGATCGATATAAAATTTGCGAACTTAATATCTTCACAACTTGAACTGTTTAAGGTAAAGAAAAGTAATCCTTATCTTGCTAACTTTCGCTGTCCGGTTTGTGGCGATAGTAAGAAGAACAAGAAGAAGGCAAGAGGATATGTCTTTCAGCATAAGACAGCTTTATTCTATCGTTGCCACAATTGTGGTGCGTCAATGGCATTTTCAAAATTCATTGATATGATAAACAGTGGTCTTTCGAAACAGTATCGACTTGAGAAATATAAAGAGAGCGACGAAGAAAAGAAAAAAGAGCCAGACATTACGAGTTTTGCTCCTCCTAAGTTTATGTCAAGTGGTGTACTGAAGAAACTGAAAAAGATTAGTCAGTTAGCGCATGATCATCCCGCAAAACTCTATGTTGAGAAACGGCAGATTCCAGCCAATCAACATTTTAAACTCTTTTATTGTCCGAAGTTTAATGCTTTTGTTAATGAGTTTCTTTCGCCTGGTATGTTTGACGATATCGCCCTCAAGAACGATGAACCCCGCTTGATTATTCCTTTTATTAATGAAAAGAAAGAAGTATTTGCAATACAGGGTCGGTCGTTTCGTAAATCTGGTTTAAGATATATTACAATAAAGATTGACAAAGAAGCACCCCTCATCTATAATATGGATAGTATTGATCAGACAAAGAACGTATATTGTGTAGAAGGTCCGATTGATAGTATGTTTATTCCGAACAGTATTGCCGTCGGCGGTGCTGACCTTAAACGTGTCAATGAAGTTTTGACTACAGATAAGGTCATATACATATTTGATAACCAACCTCGAAACAGAGAGATTATTAATATTATGCAACGAGGAAGTAAAGATGGACAGAGAATGGTTGTCTGGCCAGACAATATTAAAGAGAAAGATATTAATGAAATGGTTATGAACGGGCGATCACAGAGCGAAATTCTCAATATTATAAATTATAATACGCACTCAGGTCTAGCCCTTAAAATGAAAATCAATACATGGAGTAGATGTTAATGAACGTCCGACTGATATCTTATTCTCGTATTCCTGAGGCATCGGACTTAAATATCATAGACAATGCTCAAGAACTGATTGCATACTGCGCTCGTGTTTCGAATCCGTCAAATCAGATTAACTCAGAAACATCCGAGCGTCTTATTAAATATTTAATCAAACACCAACACTGGTCGCCTCTCGAAATGGTCAGTGCTTGTTTAGAGATTGATACTACTAGAGATATTGCTCATCAGATTGTTCGCCATCGTTCTTTTTCTTTTCAAGAATTTAGTCAACGATATGCGAATCCTGAAGAGCAAGGCGATATGTTTGAGTTTAGTGAAGCACGGTTACAAGATACGAAGAACCGTCAGAACTCAATAGAAGTGAATAATATTATATTACAAAATCAGTGGAAAATAAAACAAATAGAAATTGCTCAACAATGTAAAGATGTTTACGACTGGGCACTAGAAAATGGAATAGCAAAAGAACAAGCAAGAAAAGTATTACCAGAAGGTATTACAAAAACAAAACTTTATATGAATGGTACGTTGCGTAGTTGGGTACATTACATCTCTTTAAGAAGTGCCAATGGAACGCAGAAAGAACACATGGAAATAGCGAAAACATGTGCGAAGATTATTGCAGAAGTGTTTCCGCTTATTAAAACGATAGAGGACGAAAAATAATGTCAAACTACTTACCAACACTATATCAACAATTCATTCATTTATCTCGGTACTCTCGTTGGTTGCCTGAAAAGGGCCGGCGTGAAACTTGGGAAGAAACTGTATCTCGATATTTCGATTTTTTCACTGAGCATTTGAAAGACATGCATGATTATGATGTTGGTAGTATTCGTAAAGAGTTAGAAGAGGCTGTTCTTTCGTTGCAAGTGATGCCGTCGATGCGTTGTTTGATGACTGCTGGTGAAGCACTCAAGCGTGAAAACATTGCTGGGTATAACTGTTCGTATGTTGCTGTTGACCGTATTCAAGCGTTTGATGAAATACTCTATGTGTTGATGAATGGTACCGGTGTTGGATTTAGTGTTGAACGACAATATGTAAACGAACTCCCCCACGTTGCTGATGACTTTCATGAAACAGATACGACGATTGTTGTTTCTGATAGTCGCCTTGGTTGGGCAAAAGGTCTCAAAGAACTTGTTGGTATGCTGTATGTTGGTCAGATGCCGAAGTGGGACTTGTCAAAACTTCGTCCAGCAGGTGCTCCTCTCAAGACTTTTGGCGGTCGGTCAAGTGGACCTGATCCTCTTGATAGTCTGTTTACTTTTTGTGTTGAGAAGTTTCGTGGAGCTGCTGGTCGTAAACTCTCTTCGCTTGAATGTCATGATATCGTTTGTAAGATTGCAGAAGTTGTAGTTGTTGGTGGTGTTCGCCGTTCTGCATTGATTAGTCTTTCAAATCTTTCTGATGATCGTATGCGCCATGCAAAATCCGGTCAGTGGTGGATTGATGAAGGTCAACGCGCTCTTGCAAATAACAGTGCGTGTTACACAGAAAAGCCAGATATCGGCATCTTTATGGACGAATGGAAGTCACTATATGATTCTAAATCTGGTGAGCGCGGCATTTTTAACCGTGAAAGTGCTAATAAGATGGCTGAAATGAGTGGTCGCCGTGAAGTCGGAGACTATGAGTTTGGTACGAATCCATGCAGTGAAATCATTCTTCGCAGTCGCCAGTTCTGTAATCTATCAGAAGTTGTTGTCCGCGCGTCTGATACAAGACAAACATTGATGAAGAAAGTCCGTCTGGCTACCATTCTTGGTACATTCCAGTCAACTCTTGTGAACTTTAGATATCTATCAGCCGCATGGAAGAAGAACTGCGAAGAAGAAAGACTTCTTGGTGTTTCTCTGACAGGTATTATGGACTGTGAACTCACGAACGGTAAGAAGGGCGATGATGTCCTTAAATCTCTTTTGATGGAACTCAAAGCAGAAGCAGTCAAAACGAATAAAGAAATGGCCGAAAAAATTGGCATCAATCAGAGTGTTGCTATAACATGCGTCAAACCATCGGGTACAGTCAGTCAGTTGGTTGATGCTGCATCTGGTATTCATGCTCGGCATAATCCATATTACATCCGCACGGTGCGTGGTGATAAGAAAGACCCATTGACGAAAATGATGATTGATGCAGGTTTTCCTGTCGAAGATGATGTGATGAATCCGAGCCACACTTCTGTATTCTCTTTTCCAATGAAAGTCGAAAAGGGCGCTGTGTTCCGCATGGATATGGACGCAATCGAACAGTTAGAAATGTGGTTGACATATCAGAAATATTGGTGCGAACACAAGCCATCTGTTACAATTACCGTCAAAGAACACGAGTGGATGCAAGTTGGTGCGTGGGTATATGATAACTTTGATTACATGAGCGGAATCAGTTTCTTGCCTTTCTCGGAGCATACATATAAACAAGCACCGTATCAAGATATTGAAATGAAAGAATACGAAGAAACATCGAAGACATTGCCTAAAGAAGTTGATTGGTCAAAGTTATCGGAGTATGAACTTACCGATATGACTTCTGGTTCACAAGAGTTAGCTTGTACTGCTGGAGTATGTGAAGTTGTAGACTTAACATAAGGATAATCACATGGATAAAATGAAGCAAATAATACTCTGTGATGATTGTGGTGCAGAATATACGATAACATATAATAGCGATGAAAAAATTGAATATTGTCCGATGTGCGGTGCAGACATTTATGAAGAAGATGAAGAAACTGAAGAATATTATTGGGATGAAGATGAATGGCCGTATACCGACGAAAACGAAAGTAATGAATGAGTTATGAAAACCCTTGGACATTTGACGAGGAAGTTTTTGATGATGAAGATGTAGACAATTACGTTGGTTTTGTTTATATGATAGTGAACCTTACAGATGGTAGAAAATATATTGGACGGAAATACTTTTACAATATTCGCAAGGTAAAAGGTAAAAAACGCCGTCAAAAATCTGAGAGCAACTGGAAAGAATACTACGGAAGTTCCGAAGAACTCTTGACAGACATCGAAACATATGGTAAACTAAACTTTAAACGTATTATATTATCTTTACATACTACGAGAGGCGATTGTAACTATGAAGAAGTCAAACAACAATTTCTTTATAACGTGTTAGAAGAAGATGGTTGGTACAATGGAAATATCTCAGGCAAATACCACAGGAAACCAAAACACATTTCCGAAGCTCGAAAAGTGGCAAAGGTTCGACTATAAACTCCATAATAAAATGGAAAGTTGGGATCAATTTGTTTTGAGAAAAATGAAAGAAGAGCGAGAATATTATGATTCAAGGAAAGATATGGGGAACAACTGAGCCTCTACTCGTTACTCCGATGATTGAACTTCATCGAATACATGTAAAAACAAAAATGAAATGTTCAGTTCACATGCATGAACGCAAGTGGAATATGTTTTATTGTGTGAGTGGATCAATACATATACATACTCGAAAGAACGATTACGAACTGGTTGACGTTACAAAGTTACATCAGGGTCAGTTTACATCAGTCAAACCTGGAGAGTATCATTGGTTTGAAGGTACCGCTCTTGATGCTGAAGTTTTAGAAATTTATTATCTCGAACCAATCAGTGAAGATATTGTTCGTGAGACGGTTGGTGGTCATGTCTGATGTCTCTGTTGTATGCGTAAAGTGGGGAACGCTTTATTCTGATGAATATGTTCAGATTCTCAAAGCGATGGTTGAGCGTAATACAACAATAGATTTTGATTTTGTTTGTTTTTCAGATACGGATATTCCCAACGTAGAAACGAAAGAACTTCCGAAAGGATTAACTGGTTGGTGGAATAAACTTGTACTCTTTGATAACAGGTATAAACTCAATGAACGGATTGTCTACTTCGATCTTGATACTGCAATTACTGGTAATATTGATTGGCTTCTTGATTACCGCGGTGAGATTATGGGGATCGAAAATCTCGGCACGGCTAACTACAAGTACGAAAACGTTGATCAATACCGTAATGTATTTCAATCTGGCGTCCTTGCTTGGAATTATAAAGTCGGTCATCAAATATGGAATTGGTTTGATATCAATAAAGAAGAAGCAATAAAACAATTTCGTGGTGACGGTGAGATGCTTCATGCACTATTGGACGGTCCGGACCTTCTACAGCATCTTTATCCTAATCAACTCAGGTCTTATAAGTATGAGTGTTACGATGAAGGATTGATTGAAGGTACCTCAATAGTATGTTTTCACGGCGAACCAAATCCACACCAAGCTATATCAGAAACCGTAAGTCCATGGGGAACAGTATTTGAACCTCGTGGGTGGGTTGCGGAACATTGGAGAATATAATGAAAAAGATTGCGATACTCACGCCGACACGCGCTCGTCCAGGAAAACTTGATACATTTCTCGACTCTGTATATAAAACAGCGGCAAATCCAGAAAGAGTTTTTTGTTGGAACTATATTGATGAAGATGATCCTCGACAAAAAGCATACGAAGATTACACGAAGACGCAACATGATAACTCTTGTAATCTTGTAGCAGAACAGCAGTCTGTTTCTATTTCTTGGAACTTTCTTGCCAACTACGCAACAAGCCCTAGCTTATCCGAAAATCCAGCAGATATCCTGATTATGGGCAACGATGACTTGATATATCGTACACAAGGTTGGGACACGATTGTTGAAGAAGAGTCAAATATATTTTCTGATGAAATATACTGCATGTGGATGGAAGACTTGATTAATGGAGAGAAACATTGCGCCTTCCCGATAGTTTCAAAGAAATGGTATACGACAGTTGGATATTTTACTCCGGGCGTGTTCAACTTTGGTTACAACGATACTTGGGTTTTCGACGTAGCAAAAAGAGTTGGTCGAACTCACTTTATTCCAAACGCCGTAAATGAACATATGCACTTTACTGCTGGTAAGTCTGGTATGGACGACACATATAATCGCAATCGGACAGAAGAACGCGGAAATCTTTATGAAAAAGATAAAGTGATATTCGAAGATACTGCCAGTGATAGACAAGCTGATGCAGAAAAACTTTTGGAGATTATCAATGGACAAACACGTTTACCAAGCGAAAGCGAGACTATCAAAGGCAAGCGACAATCAAAAAGTAAAACAGCTAAAGGAAGTAATAAAGGAAAAGCCAAAAAAGCAACGACCAAAAAACGGACAAGGAAAACCAAAGCGAGTGCAAGTGAGTAAACAAGAACTTCTTGTTCGTATGAAAAGGAATGCAGATAAAAAATGAATACTTGGGCTATTTACCGCATACACTATGGAATTGATTTTCTTAAACAATCGATTGATTCAGTTATAGATTCAGTCGACCATTTGTTTGTGATATATTCATTAGACCCTTGGGTTGTAAAAGATACCGTACATTATCTCGGCAAAGAAGTTCCTATGCCAAAGCTACAGGAAGATGTACATGCATTTATGGCAGAGCATTACGGTCACAATGAGAAAGTCACTTGGTTTCAGCAGGAAGTTGATACGCCTAAAAATCAGTTTCGTAAATACTATAATATTTGTGTAAAAAAATATAATATAAAACCAGATCGTGTGTTGTTTATTGAACCTGATATGGTATATGCAAAAGGCGATGTTGATAAACTTTTTGAACAGTCAATGTATAGCTCTTCGCCCTGTCTTGGTACAACTCAGATTGAACTTTGGAAAAATTACTGCTGGCGTATTCCTCAACGCCCAAGAATCGGACCTGTTGTTTGGATCATAGATAGAATGCCTCACTTCTCGACTCATTTTGGACCAACATCGCCCAACTTAGAAAAAGTCGCGTCAATGATTCAAAACTATAACTTTGGTTTTTGTTTGAATCCACAGACAATGTTGTATAAACATTTAACTGCGATTAACTTTTCAGCAGAGATAGGAGATTCCATACCGTCACAAGAATGGTATCGTGATAAATGGTTAAACTGGACACCAGCAACAAGAGACATTGAAATATCAGAAGCATGGAAACATCTGATTCCAAAGGCAGACATATATAATATGTCGGAAGAAATGAGTTTACAAATGTCATGATTACATTATCTGCATACAACGGACATAACGCTGCTATCTGTATTATGAAAGATGGTAAGATACTTTTAAATTGGGAGCTTGAAAGATTTTCTCGTATCAAGCATGATTATGGATTCAATCAGGAGTTTTTAGATAAGAGTTTACAACATTGTAATCTTACAATAGATGATATTGATGTAATCCTTACAAATCAACAATCGTTTGGTCGTAAACCTCCATGGAATGTTCCCGATACAAAAGATGTAAATTTCGATTCTTTTGAAATTAATGGGAAAAGGGCATACGCTGTAAATCATCATCTCTGTCATGTTGCCTCTTCGTACTTCACGTCTCCTTTTGATAGTGCTACTATCATTACACAAGATGGCGGTGGAGACGACGAAAACTTCTCATGGGCAGAAGCATCTGGAAATAAGATAACAAAGTTTGGTACCGAAAAGGTAAAGAACATTGCAGGATGGTGGTCAGGTATTACGATGAATAACTATCGTATGCCTCGTTTACATAAATGGGATCCAGGTTCTGGTGCTGGTAAGATTATGGCACTTGCTGCCTATGGAACATCTGACCTAGAGCTTCATTCAAAAGTTGAGAAAGATTTACAACAAGGACGCCGACAACACTATACCGACCCGCACGGTGTTGCTTATAACAACGATGAAGACTTATCCGATTCGAACAGCGAGATGAGTCAGAACGTGGCAAATGCTCTACAGACAATAACAGAAAGAGAGATAAAAAGCATCTATGACAGAATATTGGATAGGCATCCTAATGATAATCTTTGTATTGCTGGTGGTATTGCTCTCAATTGTGTAGCAAATACGAGAGTCAAAAGCAACTTCAAAAATCTACACTGCCCTCCATTTCCAAACGATACTGGTCTTGCTGCGGGAATGGCTTTGTGGTACTGGCATCATTGTTTAGAGAATCCAAAGTCTAATCAGTTATTTTCTCCATATCTCGGACCAGAATATTCCGACGAAGAAGTACTTGACTGTTTAGAAAAATCAAGTTATACTTATGAAGAGTTGACGATTGATAAAGTTGCTAATATATTATTGCAACGTGAAGTCATTTGTATGTCAAGAGGGAGAAGTGAAAGCGGGCCAAGAGCATTAGGTCATCGAAGCATTATGTGTATTCCTGATGGTGAGCATGGTCGTGATTATTTAAATTTTAAAATCAAAAAAAGAGAGTGGTATCGCCCATATGCGCCAATCATTCTTGACAACTATGTTCAACAAATTCTTGAAGACTATATGCCAGTATCACCATATATGAGTACGAGTGGTACGATTAAAGAAGCGTGGAGAGAAAAACTTGATGCAGTCAATCACGTTGATAATTCGACAAGACCACAGATTATCACATATGGACAAGAACCTTTTGTATATCAACTCTTAGAAAAGATTTATGCCGAATGTGGTATTCCAGTTTTGTTGAATACATCATTCAACATGCAAGAGCCTATCGTTGAAACGCCTCAGCAATCATTAGATACGTTTGATAAATTCGAAATCAATCATCTTGTTTTACATAATTATTTGGTAACAAAAAAATGAGCAAAACTCTACGAACAAAAAATATGACAGCAATTCGTACTATCGAACTCCCAGAAGATGGTGGTACTGTTACTCTTTACGAAAATAAAGATGAGTTGATTATTCATCGATATGCTGCTCGTGGTAAGATTGAAAACTGGGTATCAAACTACGAACTTATTAATGAGAATAATGAGTCATCTTTGCATCCGATAGATACTGAATACGGTAATAAGATTCTTGATCGAATCGATAATGGTGAAAACTATTCAAACGTCTTTATCTTTTATTCTGACGAAGCAATCGAATCTGTATTACCAACTGATAAAAGCGTAGAAGAACATACGTATACCTCAACAGGCATCAAGTTTTGGCGGCATTCAGAAGCGATGTTTAACTATAAGAACGGTGGTCCAAATACTGTAATCTCTACGCATATTTCACCAGAAGGGTCGTGCAATCTCAAGTGTCCATATTGTTCTGTGACTTATCGTGATACACATAGCCGCCTTGATATGTTGACGATACAAGACTATGTGATTAAACTTAAATCTCGTGGATTGAAAGCGGTTATTCTTACGGGCGGTGGTGAGCCAACTTCGTACAAATACTTTAATGAACTTGTTCGATGGTTGAAAAGTGTAGACCTTTCTGTTGCACTGATTACAAACGGCACATTGACTCGCCGAGTTGACGATGATGTTTGGAAAATGTTCTCATGGATTCGAGTATCAATCAATATCTTTAATGGTTGGGAAAAAACGATTGGTCTACCGCAAGATAAGATAGATTATGAGAATACCGTTGTGGGTTGTTCAATGGTGTATACGGTTGAGCATGAAGCATCCGATGAGATCATGAGTGACCGTGTCGAACTTCTTAACAAAGCATCAATGGTTGCTGATCGATGTGGCGCAAAGTATATTCGCTTGTTGCCGAATTGCTTGCTTAGTCAGTATGACTTGATTCGCCAGCATAAGTCGCTCGACAACACACTTCAAAAAGTTGCCGACCCACGTTTCTTTCATCAGTACAAAGTACATGGTGCGCCTCAAACGTCCAAGTGTCATCAATCTTACTTTCGTCCGTACTTATCTGAAGAAGTTGATGTTGCTTCTGGTAAACCAGGTACCGTATATCCCTGCGACTCAGTTGTTCTCAATGATGGTTACGCAGTGTTTGCTGAAGAGTATCAGTTGTGTCATGCTACAGATATTCTTGATTATATGGATGGGCGGATTCAACAAAAGTTTGACGCAAAGACTCGGTGTACGGGATGCGTCTTCACGGATAACGTAAATATGTTAGACGATTTTGTCAATGATAAAGTTGACCGTTTCCCTGATTTTACTACACCGTTGATGCACGAGGAATTTGTTTAGTGGAGCAAGACAGAGTAGAACATTGGAATAAAGGTTATAATAAGAATGGTCTCACTTATATAAATCCAATTAATAGAATACCAGATTATGTAGAGTTTATTCGTGGTAAAAAAATTCTTGAGATTGGACCTGGCGACGGCAGACAATTGAATCTGATTAAGCCGTATGCAAGTGAATATGCTATTGCTGACATCTCACCAAGATGTCTTCATAACTATGTTGATACTATTGAGAAACGATATTTGATTCATAGTTTTGATGATGATTTCAACGACAAGTTTGATTTGATTGTTTTATTTTATGTGTGGCATCATGTGTTAATGGAAGAGACTACAGCATATATGCAATTTCTTTCTCGCCATACTGTAGATGGTGGTCACATGTGTTTCAATATATCTACAATTGGACAAAAAGAACCTACATATACAACAACGACTCCAAGAAATCCACAAGAGTTTAAAAACTTCTTGACTTTGAGAAATTATGAAGTTATACTCGAAAGTAGTGAAGAGCCAAACAATTATTTATTTTTGGTAAGAAACTGTATATGAGTCTTTATGACCAAGAGTCGATTGATTACCTTTATAAGTATCATAGTGATGTTAAGATTTGGATATGATCTGTGAAAATACGATATTATGAAAAGATAGATGGATGGCGTTGGATAGGATTTGTCCTCGCTATGATTAGCGCATTTATACTATCAGGTGGTGAATCAACGAATCAAGCGATAGGTTGGACAATCGCTTGCGTTAGCTGCGTTATTTGGATTTACATGGGTTGGAAAGACAGAGATGTTCCGAGAGCATTAATGGAACTAATGTATCTTTTTCTCGCAATAAGAGGCATTTGGAACTGGATTGATTAAGAGAAGAAAATAATGGAAAAAGAATTTTTTGATAAGAGTTATTATGAGAACGGACCACAGGCAGACAAATCGCTTTATCAAAACTATCGCTGGATGCCAGAGCTAACAATTCCCCTCGCACATCATATCATTCAATCAATGGGAATTATGCACGACCATACTGTAATGGACTTTGGTTGTGCAAAAGGTTTCCTCGTAAATGCATTGCGTCTTCTTGGTTTAAAAGCATATGGTGTTGATGTATCAGAATATGCAATCAGCCAATCAATGAAAGAAACGAGTAACTACATACAAGTGATAGAGCCATTTAGCAATGACTTCAGAACATGTGATCATTTAATTGCAAAAGATATTTTAGAGCATATTGAATATGAACATATTGATGAGCAGATGGATATATTAAGAGAAAAATGTGAAACAATCTTTGCGGTGATTCCACTTGGAGATGGTGAGAAGTATCTGATTCCAGCATATGAGTTTGATAAATCTCACCATATTCGAGAAAGCAAAGAATGGTGGCATGATAAATTTAAGAGAGCAGGATTTCACAATATTAACGTAACAACAGAATTAGGACCATTTAAAGCAAATTGGTCAGAAGTAAATTCAAAAGGCAATCTTTTAGTAATTGGTTCGTAATAGGAGTATTGAAATGAATATCGGATTTGTTGGAGTGGGCAAGCTCGGACGAGATGTAGCAGAAGTGATGAGTGAATATCATGATGTGGTTGGTTATGATATCGCTAAGATTGATACGACAGTAAAGATGGTCGACTCGGTACGAGAAGCAGTACAAGGTAAAGATATTGTCTTTATTGCTGTTCCAACTCAACATGACTTTGCATATGATGGTCGGCATCCTTCAAGTCATCTTGAGCCGAAAGACTTCGATTACACGATTGCTATCGAAGCGACAAAAAAGGTTGACGACCATGTTGACAAAGGTACGATGATTGTAATGATTAGCACGATGCTTCCCGGTACAGTCCGCCGTGAGATTGAGCCTCTCATTTCAAACGGTCGTTTCATCTACAATCCATATTTGATTGCACAGGGCACAGTGAAGTGGGACTTTGTAAATCCAGAGATGGTGATGATTGGTACCGAAGATGGTTCAACGACTGGTGATGCGATGAAGCTGATTGCGTTCTACGAGCCGATGATGGAGAAGAAAGATATTCGGTATGAAGTTGGTACGTGGGAAGAGATGGAAAGCACGAAAGTTTTCTATAATACATTCATCACAGCGAAACTCTGTCTTGTCAATATGATCCAAGATGCTGCAATGGCAGTTGGTCATATGAATGTAGATGTTGTTACTGATGCGTTGAAACACTCAACTGACCGTATTATGGGTCCGAAGTATATGACTGCTGGTCTTGGTGATGGTGGTGGATGTCATCCTCGTGATAACATTGCCCTTCGGTCTTTCGCTGATCGTCACGGATTTGGTTACGATTTGTTCGATGCGATTATGGTAGCGAGAGAAGAGCAAGCACTGAATATTGCAAAACACTTTGAACTGGTCGGTGTTCCAGATGATATGCCATGCGTTGTTCTTGGATCTGGATTCAAACCAGGATTAGATAATCAGCAGGAAGGATCACCATCGATTCTCGTTGGATATTATCTTGAACAGCTTGGCTGGGATGTCAGTTATGATAATGTACTACAAGAGCCAGCGGCATATATGCTCGGCTGGCCAAAGCACTTCGATAACCATAAGTTTGCACCAGGGTCATATGTCATTGATCCCTGGCGCAGTTGTATGGATGGTGGTAAAGATGTGAAAGTGTTCCACTACGGGAACTCGAGGAAAGATTTGTTAGGAAGCATCCCCGATTAACGAATCGATATACTGATGAATTTCAGTCTGATTCGGAAACTCGTAGGAGCTGCCGATAGATGCGACAGTTTCTTTGCCATTAGGATCAACGACATAATGCCAAAGTTTTTTATTGCATCTATCGACTTCTTCTTCCCACTCGGAGTAGAATTTCCAACCTCGATATGACATTCCATAATAGCTATGGCCTCTCATTTCATAGCACTCCTTACTTTCGAAAATAAATCTTCAAGGCTATCTTCATTCGCTTGATATCGAATACCGATACCACCAGCTTTTGTCCAACGATCAATGTTATCAGCACGATCATCAATCAGAATGTTTGGACGATCCTTATCATCTAACGCAAACTTCTCTTTCAGTTTCGTGAAGATTGCTTCTTTCGGATCATAGCCATTATCATTAAGCCACTGACGTTTCCAGAAAGTGCAGTTGTCATAATCATCACGCAATGGTGCAGATAGAATACACCACTTGCCGTTAGTCTCTTTATCAACAAACGCAATCAACTCATCAGAAGTTTTAAACTTTGGTAACCGAGCAAAGAAATCAGTACCACGCAACTCACTAATGGTTGCTTCTTTATCGGGAATCTCTTTCCAGCTATTCGTTTTGGCGTAATTAGCCAACTCACTAAAGAAGTCAGCGATGACTCCATCCATATCAACGTAAATAGTCATTATATTCCTTTTCTTTGTTAATCATCATCATATACACAGTATAATTCTTTTTGAGAAATAAGTCAAGTGTTTTCTTCTCAAAAAAAATTATTTTAGGGGTTGACTTATTTTCTAGCCTATCGTAATATGTATATATGATGAGAAAACAAAAGGAGATATCAATGTTGATTTCAGAATGGAAAAAAGCAGAATGGCGTAGCACCGAGACTTGGGAGAGCGTTAACTGTCGTTCAGGTAACGTGACCATTACCAAAGTTGGTGATGGGTTCCTTGGTCGTGATACCAACGGTATGCTGGTTTCTCAGTTTACTAGTGCCACCTTTGAAGAGTGTGTAAAGTTGATGGAATCATGCTTTGTCTGGCAAGTATCAATGGGCAAAAAAGTAGCCTAAACTGGTTGACTATTAGCAAAAAATCCGATGAATAATTATTTTGAAAAAAAGTTATTTTAGGGGTTGACTTATTTTCTAGCCTATCGTAATATGTATATATGATGAGAAAACAGAGAGAGATAGTGATGACTAAAAAAGCCTTACGAAAGTTGATTGCGAAAGAAATTGAAGCCGGCGCGAAGATTACTGTATTAGCGCCTTCTACAAAGAAAGTCGATACGTTTCGTCATTCTTCGAGCATTTTCAACCGCGGTCGTAAGAAAGCTACTCTTTCCGGCACTGTTTAAAGGAGAAAAGATCCATGGAATACAAAGTTTACCAAGTTACCCTGACCGACGCTGAAGTCAAAAAAGTCAACTTCGAAGGTCATAACGCAGTTCCGAAACACTCTCGGAACTTGAACCTCAGCATGGCGTACAGTAAGTCCGCCGACGAGAAAAGAGCCATGCTCGCAGAAGCATGGAGCGAAGGTGACTACGGCGCTCCGGTTGCTACAGTTTGGGCTCGTAACCTTGAAGAGGTTTTCACAGTCGGCAACGGCATGGGAGAGCAGTCCAGACTTGAGCGTCATGGTCGTATGAAAAGCGTTTCAGTTGGCGATGTTGTTCGTGATGAGGACGGTAAGTTGCACCTGGTTGACAGCACAGGATTTCTTGTCTTAGATTATCAGGGTGCCGTGAATCGTGGTGAAGAATGGGTCAACGTCTAAAAAAAGACTTGACTTATTTTTCAAAAAGAAGTATACTGTGTATATGATGATGATTGATAAGGAGATGAACATGAAAAACTTACAAAAAGTGATTAACGACCGAATGAAAGATGCTCAGGGGATCTGGGCTGATGACAAAGACATGCAGGAAATGCTTTTCCAAGATGCGGTTGATGCTTTCTCAGTAATGAAAGACATCGAGAAAGGCGAAATCGCCTCTGCTAAAATGACTGTTTGGCGGTTGGATACCTGCATTATGGAATCGATCCTTGAAGCTGTTTTGAGAGACAAGGGTCGTCACTGGACTGAAACTAATTTTGAAGTGGAGTTTGCCTAAAAAAGACTTGACTTATTTTTCAAAAAGAAGTATACTGTGTATATGATGATGATTGATAAGGAAATGAAAATGATTACTTATTTAGATGCGTATAACGGTGGAATTAAGATGTATGCCGGAAAGGGAAACCTTAAAGGTTGGTCTAAGACTGCAAAAGGTATTGCATACACCTTGAAAACTTGTGGAGTTGGAGAAACCATGATGGGTGGCTCCTCTATGGATTTTGCATCTGAGAATGGTTTTAAAACCGATGATGGTGCGATGTTGTTGTTGAAACGCGCTTTGGAGTTAATATAATGCGTTATGTGATTGATATCTTTGATACTCCTGATGTTGTTGGTAGTTCACTGTCTGGCTACGTTACAGCCACTTACGAAGAACTTAATGCTATCTTCAGCGAAGATAATGAATCATTCTGTGATAAGACTAACGCACAGTGGGCCGTTTCATTTTACGACAATGAAGAAGAACGATACGTTACCGCTACGATTTACGACTGGAAAGAAGATTCGGTTCCAGTTGGCAAATACAAGTGGCACATCGGTGGTTATGACCGCGGTGAAGTTGATGCTGTAATGGACACGATTGAAGCGTATCGAAAGGAAACTGCATAATGATGAAAGCATTACTCATAGTTACTGCTGCCAATTTTGGTAGTTATCAAGTCGAGATGCCTTCAATGGCCGATTGTTTAGAAGCGAAGTCGCAAGTGACACGTCAAAATGAAAAAATTGAAACACTGTGCATTCCTGCTGTTGGAGAAACCGCTAAGGTAGAAAAGTTTTTTTCAATCTTTATGAACATCGTGTCTGAAATAAAACAACTTGAGAATGAAGGAAAGTTAGCTCAATGAAAAAAACACTTTTAGCAACTGCCGCGATGTTGTATGCGACTGGAGCATCTGCTGGGCAGACATTCGTTGAAGTGCCCGTAGTAAGTTCAGTTGCGGTTCAACAAACATCGGAAATCCGCACTCCTATTCGTAACTGCACGGATCAGCTTGTCGAAGTCGATGAGCGTGGAAATGCTGTTGGTACTCTTGTTGGCGCGGCTATCGGCGGTTTAATTGGCAGTCAACTTGGTGGTGGTACCGGTAAACTTGCAATGACTGGTCTTGGTGTTCTTGGTGGTGCTGCTATTGGTAGTAACGGTCTTTCGAAAGACTGGCCGCCTCGCAAAAAACAATATCGCAAAGAAACAGTTTGCACCACCTCGTATAACATTCAACACCAAACAACGATTGTTGGTTACAATGTGACCTACAACTTCGAGGGTCAAAAGTATACGACTCGGATGCAGACTGCTCCTGGTAAGAGCATTCGGTTGATGCTGAATACATCTCACACGGTGCAGCAATGATCAAACGCACTCTTTTTTTCTGTATGATTTCATCAACCGCAATGGCTGATGATTCGTGTGGATATAAGTTTGATGTGAACACAAACTTCGAAGGTGTAATCCAATCGTCTAAAAACTATGACAAGAGGGCCTTTGATTATGTGAAAGAAACTCGCAAATGTGTTGTGAGCCTTGATGTAAGGATTGAAGATAAGTGGTATCCAACGAGTGGTACATATATCTTCGGACCAGACATGACACAGAACGAAGCATGTAAACGAGCGGAAATCACGGCAAAAGAAGATATTCTTCGTAAGAATGTACCTGAAAAACTCAACAAAAAAATTAAAAGTTCTTGTGTAAAATCTATTGACATTCCTGTTCGTCCAGTACATAATATATCTTATGAAGAAACGAAACTAAAGAAATGTGAGAAAAAATGGTACTCAGTTTTTATTGGTAGAAAAGAAGTTTTGGCTTATAAGGACATTTGTAAATGATTAAATTATTTATTGGTATTGCTATCGGAGTTGTGTTGACGCACTATGATGTAGTTCCATATGTCATGGCATTTTTTGTGGAGTCGGGTGCCCGTGATACTATCGTAGAGACTCTTATGAACGTGAAGTGAGATTATATTATGATTACTGGACTAACAATATTTGGTGCTATCGTTGTTACCAATATTCTACTTGAGGTGATTTTTTAATGAAACCGTTTGTGATGATGATAACGGGATTCTTTCTCGTTATATCGCTTTCTGCTTGTGGCAACACAGTAGTAGGTATTGGTCAAGATATTCAAGCAATGGGTAAAGATATTATGAAAGAGGAGAAAGTTGTTGAAAAATAGCTTTATGATTGTTGGTGCTGTGAGCGTTCTTGCTCTCGGCGCTTGCAAAACGACACAAGAAGGGCCCGGGCCCGAAGCGTCGAAACTTCAAACTGTTACGTATGAATACAAGCGTGACCGAGTTACAGAACAAATCTCTACGATTCCGGAATGGTTCAAAACTCTTCCTGAGGATAGTGATAACATCTTTTCTGCTGGTACATCAGTGACACCCGATATGCAGTTCTCTATTGATGCTGCTGTTCTGAACGCAAAAGTTATTCTTGCTGACCGAATTAACTCTCGGCTCCGCAGTCAAGTCAAGCAGTTCCGTGCTAAAGTTGGTAGCGGCGATCTCGATGCGACGGTGATGACAGAACTGGAAAAAGCAGTCAAGAATATTACTGCAAACACCGATGTCTCTGGATATCACATTTCAAATCTTGAAGTCGTACCACATGGCACTCAGTATCGTGCTTATGTGTTGCTTGAATATTCTGATGTTGAAGCACGTAAGATTTTATCAAATCGTGTTCGGAAAGATCAAATGTTGATGGACAAAATTCGTGCATCTCGTGCTTGGAAGGAGTTAGATAAAAATGCAGATAAGCAAAATGCCGATGATGCTGACCGTCTCAATACTATTCTTAGCGGTCAGTAGTCAAGCAAAAGCTATCGAACCAATATCTCTTGTTGGCATGGTTGCATCACCGATCTTTTGTAAGATGATTGGATGTAAAGAAACAAACTATCTTTTCGCAGAAGATCCTGTTGGTTCTCGAAAAAGACTGGATGAAATGCGAAGTGAGTTTGACTGGGCTTCCTTTATGAAAGAAGATTATGAAGAAGGTGATTGCGAGGAGTTTTTTTCAGATATCGCTATAAATAACAGCAATAGAGGAAAGGCTTGTTACATTGAAGGTAAGTGGGTAATTCAACCTCATGACGATCAGTGCAAAAAAGATCCGTTTAAAGAAGGCTGCTTTATATCGCGTCTTCGATGATTTACCAAAAGAGATACAAAACGCAATCAATTATGCAGATATAGGATTTTCCGACAAAGATATTTCATATCTGCATCAACTTTATTTGAATGGTGAAAGCATATATAATATTGTTACCATGATGAAGCAGAAAGAAGCATTTATAATTTTGACTACTGATTTGATTGGAAAAAAATAATGAATACACACGAGAAAATTGGTCATATTGAATCTTGGCTTGATAACTACCGCAAAGAGAATAGCATCGAATCATTTGTTGTTGGTATCTCTGGCGGCATCGATTCTTCTGTTGTAAGCACATTATGCGCTCGAACTGGTGTTCCGACATATGTTGTAAGTATGCCTATCAAACAGAAACCTGAACAGCATTCACTCAGTCTCGCACATGGCGAATGGCTTGAAGAGAAGTATGGTAATGTCAAGTATCTCGTCAGAGACCTCACAAAGATTTTTATTGAGTTTGAAGAGAAGTTTGATGACATGCAGAGCGACCTTGCATTTGCAAACTCTCGTGCGCGGTTGCGTATGATGACACTCTATCAAGTTGCACAAAGTCGAAACGGTATCGTTGTTGGTACAGGAAATAAAGTCGAAGACTTCGGTGTTGGTTTCTACACGAAGTATGGTGATGGCGGTGTTGATATTAGCCCGATTGCTGATTGTATGAAAACTGAAGTTTGGGATATGGGTCGTGTTCTTGGTGTTGATGAACGTATCATTGATGCTGCTCCGACAGACGGTCTATGGGATGACGGTCGTAATGACCAGGGACAACTGGGCATGAGTTATTCCGAACTTGAAGCGGCCATGCTTGGAGAAGGTCCACAAGAGAACATCGATAAGTTTCTTAGTATTCAAAAGAAAAATCTTCATAAGATGAATCCGATTCCAGTATGTAAGGTAAGCTAATGGAAGATCATGAAAAACACTCAAGATTTATGCAGAGTCTTCCTGATGATGTACAAGAACTTAAAGATATCATCGAAGTTCAAAAAGTTCAGTTAACGGTGTTACAAAGAAAACTGAAACTGTATACAAATCCATATGTGCTGTCGGTTTCTTTTGATAAAAAAAATAATAAAAAAAATCATAAAAAGGATTGACATTTGAAACTGTATAGTTTAGAATATGAAAAGTGGTTAAGAGATCCTCGAATTTCAGCGGCTGTAGATAACTGTGAATTGAGTACTTTATATCAATGGTTATGGGATACTATGCAAAATGACAATGCACATGCTACCAAGTTATTATACAACGACAAGCACCAAAAAACGCAAGAAGAAGAATAAGACTAAATCTTTGATCGCGGCTGAAAAAGAACACCAGAAGTTTCTCAAGCGTATGGGTGTTAGTCAGACGAAACAAAGGGGACTTAGCTCAGTTGGGAGAGCGACGGCTTTGCAAGCCGTAGGTCAGGAGTTCGACCCTCCTAGTCTCCACCAATCTTCAAAACCCACCTGGAATTCAAGTATGTCTAAAAAAGAAACCAAAGAGTACAGCGGTAAGCGCAAACTCCTCGGTATCGCTACGATGCATAAATCAAATATGGTTCCAGTGTTCAGTAAAGAAGATGCTGAAGAAATTGCAAGGATGAGAAGAGGATGATTCGCAAAAGAATTGCTGACAAAGAAATGATTGTCAACATCGATGGTCCTGATGGTAATGCATTCCATCTTATTGGTATCGCTGTAACTCTTGGAAGAGACACTTCCATGAAAGAAGATGAAATAAAACATATGAAACAAGAAATGATGGAAGGTAACTATATTAATCTTCTTAAAATTTTCGAAGAATATTGGGGAGAGTATGTTGTCCTTGAAACTAAAAATGAAGAATATTTGAAAGAAATGCGATGACCGATAACTCTCAAGAAATGACTAAAATTTCACAACAAATTTGGAATACATTGGCTCCGTATACAGAAAATTCAGACGATGTGATGATGGCCGCTGCTGTTGTTTTGAAAACATCAATACAATTATATTCATGTGTTATGAATGACGAAGATATCGAAAACATGCTATCGGGGTTCATTTGTGATAATATTCCACAAATCAGAGCGCAATTCGAAAAAAAACTACATACACAAATACATTGAGGATTGAAAGATGAAAATGGATTTTGCTTTTTACTGGAGTGAGTTTTCTTGGAAGATGTATGATATCGCAACCATTTTGTTTGACGATACAAAGAATGATTTGAGGGCGTTGCCGAAGACCGTCCGATTACAGATACTCACAACACTTAGTGCCGTTTGGTCCACTGCATTTTCTATTATGGTATTTGAAAGTATCTACGAAGTATCATATGCTTGGGGATGGCTAACAATTGGTCATGTTGCGATTATCCTTGCTGCCTATATTACATTCCACGCATTCAAAAATATCCGTGATAAAAAAAGAAACGGTGTTACTGGTAAGCTAAAAAGCTGGGATGAATGTATTGATTTTCTAGGAAATAAAAAATAATGAGACATTTTGTTTCGCGTTGGCGCCGAGATGATTTTAATATTGAAACTGATCCACACGGCGTAAGTATAGATAAATGTAAATCTCACCCAGGTTATGCGGTTTTTGAAGATCGTAGATTTCTAGGATATGTTAAAGAGATTACAGACAAAGAATTTTGCGATGTTGAAGAATGGAGTATTGAAGACTAATGTGGTTATGGATCATAAGTAATATTGCCGGTGCATTACTTGGTGCGGCAACCGTATCGTGGTTTAGCAAAACAAAAGCTGGTAAATGGTGCGAGAGTAAGTATCTTGAGATTTGCTGGTGGGCAAACGAAAAGTATGGAATTGATATTTTAAACAAAGAAGAAGTTTCTCTTCAAAACAAATATCCAAAGCTCACAGCAAGGATTATTAAACTTGAAAGTCGTTTGACGGAAATTGAAAAAGACAAATGAAAATCTCATTGGTTACTGGAGGATTTGATCCTCTTCATTCTGGGCATATTGCTTATTTCAATGCAGCAAAAGAACTTGGAGATATGCTCGTTGTAGGATTGAATACGGATGACTGGCTTGCTCGAAAAAAAGGTCGCCCGTTTATGCCTTGGAATGAAAGAGCCAGTATCATATCTTCGCTTGAGGTAGTTCAATGTGTGATCGGATTTGAAGACTCCGACGATACTGCGGGTAATGCCATTTTTCAAACACTCGCAGGGTTTCCAGACGCTCAGGTGATATTTGCTAATGGCGGCGATAGACCTGAAGACAATGTTCCCGAATATGAAATGTACAGAATTAATGAGCGCGTTGAGTTTGTTTATGGTGTAGGTGGTGAAGATAAAAAGAACTCCAGTAGCTGGATTCTTAAAGATTGGGAATCGCCTAAGATACAACGAGCGTGGGGTTACTATCGCGAGTTATATGAGGGTGATGGTTTTAAAGTGAAGGAACTTGTGATTGATCCTCATAATAGACTGAGTATGCAACGCCATCAACATCGTTCCGAAACGTGGAATATCGTAAGTGGAAAAGCTAGTGTTGTTACAAATTGGAGAACATATGACGATTTAAATCCTTTTGATGGTGGCAATCTTTGGAATTTACATAGAGATAATCCATTTAATATTTCAAAAAATACTTGGCATCAGGGTCGTAACGATAGTGATGAGCCAGCACATATCGTAGAGATATGGAAAGGTGATATATTAACAGAAGATGATATTGAAAGGTATGACTAATGAACGAAGAAATAAAAATTGAAAAAATATGGACTGAGTTCAAGCAAAATAATCCAAACGGCACTGCAAATGAGTTCTTTACTCTTGTTTCACAACAACTCAACTGTGGTCTACAAGAAGCAAAGACTTATGCTTCACATTTATTTTTGTCAGAATGAAAATAATATCTAAAATATTTAATATAATCAAGTATTTTGTATTGACTTTATTTTCATTATGGCTTATCTATATAATAGGTATGGCAATTACAAATACATTTTGTGACTGTGTTAAAAATTGGTTTTAATGAAGGGAATTGAATAGTGGGAAAGAAGAGGTCACGGGCGAGTCAAACGAGTAAAGGTGAGCGTCGAAATGTAGCGAAGTCTGTAAGAAAGGCGATGAGCCGAGATTATCGTGCGAATGGTTTCGGTATAATGACAAATAAGATTGATGCTTGGTTAGCAGGTAAGCGAGTCATGGTAACTGTACCGAATACAGGTAAAGATAATAAGAAAGCGCCGTTCATTCGTATTCCAGCATCTGAAGCGTGGGGTGATCCTCGTCGCAAATATACAATGAAACAATCATCGGAGTAATATATCATGGTCTACAAACGTGAAAATATCAAAGAAGTTCTGAGTAATCATATCGCACGAGTAAAGTTCATGAAAACGGACGGTACAGAGCGTGTGATGGAATGCACTCTTCAAGAATCCATTCTGCCTAAAGTAGAAGAGGTTTCCAATCGTCCAGTCAACGAAGCAGTACTTCCTGTTTGGGATGTCGAAAAGAATGCTTGGCGTTCTTTTCGTATTGATTCGATCATGTCGGTCCAGGTGATATAATGAAGTTTAAGATTACCGGACTCGAAGAGGAAGCTCAACGAAAAGCGGATGAAGAAGGGCAGATTGCTCCTGACGGAAGTGTTATTAACTCTCGCGGCGGCACTGAACTGATGAAAGAAGGATTGATTGAGCGGTTAGACGATGAACTTCTCAATGAGTTTAATATCATCTGTTCTCGTGTGCGTGACCTTGATCCAGATAAGAAAAATATTCTCTGGTTACACGACCTGTGGCAAGACCCAGAGGCGCAACATCTTAAAGATGCCGCATCACGTCAGCGATTTGCTAAACTTGTGTTTGTATCGAACTGGCAGTTTCAGACATATCATATGGGACTTGGTGTTCCATACGCCGAATCGATTACGATGAAAAACTGCATTGAACCAATCATGGACTTCGAGAAAGATAAAGACGGACCGATTCGTCTCATCTATCACACAACACCACATCGTGGTCTTGAAATACTTGTACCTGCATTTGAAGCACTGTATAATAAACATGGCGATAAGATTGTTCTTGATGTTTATTCATCGTTCAGCATTTATGGTTGGGCTCAACGAGATGCCGATTACGAAGCAGTGTTTGATAAGTGTCGTGAACATCCTGGCATTAACTACCATGGTGCAGTACCAAACGATGAAGTGCGCGAAGCATTAAAGAAAGCGCATATCTTTGCGTTCCCGTCAATCTGGCAAGAGACTTCATGTATCGCTGCTATTGAAGCATTAAGTGCGAAGTGTGCGATTGTTTGTCCGAACTTGGCCGCTCTTCCCGAAACCGTTAGCGATTTTGGTCTTGTCTATCAGTGGCATGAAGATCCTCAAGCACACGCAAATCGTTTCGTACAACTGGTCGATGCCGTGATTAATGACTATTGGAATGAGCATCATCTTGCTAAACTCGACTTTCAAAAGACGTATGTCGATAATTTCTATTCATGGAATACTCGTGTTCGTGAGTGGGAAAATCTTCTTCAAGGCCTGTAAATTGATAATCAATAAATATTTTTTTGAAAAAAATCATTTTAGGGGTTGACTTATTTCTTATCCTGCATTATACTGTGTATATGATGATGATTAACAAGGAGAAAGAAAGATGATTTCAGGAATTACCAAAGTGATGTGGAAGTCAGCCG